AAAACAGGGTATATAGCGCGAATGGGCAATGTCCGGCCTTATTAGCCGAGATAAGCGGAAGAAGCCATGCCATACTTAGTGTACGACAAGAAAGAAACTTGAAAGATCAAGACGGAAAATCGAACTCATTACTGGCATCCTCATATAAAGGATCACAAGCTAATGGCATGACCCTAGTGGAGACATCATCTATCCGGAGATTGACCCCGATCGAGTGCTCTAGGCTACAAACCGTTCCTGATTGGTACAAATGGGATTGCTCTGATACGCAGATATACCGTTTGTTAGGCAATGGATGGACTATCAAGGTTATACGACATATACTTAGTTTTCTAAAGAAAGACATTCATCATAGTTGAAAGCTGCATTCATCTATGATGAGAGCAAATATAACAGCATGAACGATTTAGACTTTTGCAGAGGCGTATGGTACGCCATACAGATGCTCGTTGTCGAGCTAAGGGCACCATCTATGGCCGCTAATATAGCTAGGGAGGCCAATTTTTCCAAGGATAAATGCTTGGAGCTCCAGCGTGACAGCGGGGTTTACGATGAAGAGATGAAGGATTTTATTAATGAGGAAATAAAATAACAGTCATGAGAAATAAAGAACTAATAGCTCTACTCCAAGAGCAAGACCCGGAAGCGGAGATAATGATCCGCACGTCCGACGATCAATATTACTACGATTTAGTGGACGTGTTCACGGATAAGGATGGGGATGTCATAATACAGGAGGGGTAAATATGGCTAAAGAATACGTTATAGGCGAGACGTTCCGTCAAGGGAAGGCTAATCTAAAGGTTTGCGAGGGTCTTTGCATTGACTGCTATTTCTTTAGCAGACCTAAAGGAGAATGCGCAAATATGGCTTGTTTGGATTTCCAAAGAGAAGACAATCAAGATGTAATATTTTTAGAAGTGAAGGAGGAATAGAAATGAGTTGGGGAATGAACGTCAGGCAAACCAATGATAACGGAGAGAACACCGTTATTGAGGTCTGGTTCCATGATAATTTTATAGCCTTTCATTATCATGGATGGATAGACAAAAAGCAAAGGAAGATAGCGGAGAAATGTACACGTCACCGTTATATATGGGGTAAGTACTATGTCGCAATGGAGACAATACTACCCTTCTATGCGGTGAGAAAGTTTCTAATGACACCGAAATGCTGGGTTAACTTTATTAAGTGGTTTTATAGGGCTTGGAAATACAATAGGAGGATAAAGTATGAATAAAATAATGTTCAATGATCAATTTGATGGACAATGTGGTTGACGCTATCGAGTGGCTCATCAAGAGAGGTCACTTGAATAATAACTATTTAACAGAGAAAGGAGGATCAAATGCGTGAGATTAAATTCAGAGCGAAGCGTATTGATAATAATAAATGGGCGTATGGTGGATTGGTTCAAGCCGACGACTATTGCATTATAGACCAGCAGAATGAACTGTATGTTGAGAGAGAGTATAATTTTAGAGGTGATACTCACTTCTTTCAATTGTCTGGAGTTATGTGCGATGAAACAACTATAGGCCAGTTCACAGGCTTAAAAGACAAGAGCAGAAAGGAGATTTACGAGGGGGACATTATCAGCGTGAATGGCAAATATCCTAAATTGATTAGGTACATAGATGAATGGGCGAGTTATTGCTTGGCTAATCTTACGGATTTGGACTGTGATCTTAAAACTAGTTATTGGCAGCAAGTTAGTCCTTGCTGGTGGACTGATTATAAAAGAGAAATTAAAGTAATAGGTAATGTTTATGACAATCCCGAATTGCTGAAAGGAGGTAATGATGATCACACGTGATGATTTACAATTAAGGATATTGTCCTGTATGTCTATGGAAGGTAGTGGAATCGTTAAGTACAGGGATGACGTTAACAATATTTCCGCTGTTACTATCACCCCAAGAAAAGACGAGCTATCATACGGCAAGCCAAAAACGACATACTACATCGATAACGTGGAAAAGGAATTTACAGACCTCGATGAACTCATAGACTTCTATAACGAGAAATTTAGGTTTGAGGAAGAAAATCCGGATCAAGAAGTAACATTTGTAAAAGTTATAAAAAGGAGAAATAAATATGAGCTAGATTGATTTCAACGCACTCCGTGACCGTGCGTACAAATGCGCATGCGATCACGGGTTTCATGACACGGATTTGAGCAATGGACATCTTCTGATGCTAGTGATAACAGAGCTTTCTGAGGCCGTGGAAGCGGACAGGAAAGGTCTATACGCAAGAAGGAAGGTTTTTGAGGATTGGATAATCTTAATGGATGATCCTAAAACAAAAGATGAAGAATTTATATATGCCTTCAAAAGCAATATTAAAGATACCGTTGAAGATGAGCTTAGTGATGCCTGCATCCGCTTGCTGGATCTCGCAGGATCGTTAGATATCAGCCTTGAAGATATCTACGATTTCATGAAAGAGCCGGAATATAAAGACTGGGATGATGCTTTAAAGGAAATGTCTTTTACTGAGAGGATGTTCTTTTTGACATCTATCCTAACCGAGGATAGAGA